AAAACTTGCGCTATCGACCTCGCTGCCCATATTTGGGTATCTACTCCAGTTTCTTTTTTTACTAATTTTAAGCATTCTTTTTCTTCTGCTAGTAATTGTTCTTTTAATTGATGAGCTGCTTCAACGTCTACACGAACTCCTAAAAAACGCATATCGATTAGGCAAGGGAAAAGTTCAGTCTCTAATTCGAAAATAGATTGAATGTCTTGGTGAACAATTTCTTTCTTAAGTTCTTGCCATAACTCATACGTTAACTCAGCATCTTTTTCTGCATAAGCTCCAACGTACATAGCTGGTAATTTATACATCTCTGCTTTAGGATCTACTCCCCATGATTTTGCTGCATCATATAGAGCTGATTCGTCTTTACCTTTACCAATATATCTTCTACTACAATTGTTTAAGTCATAACGCATTTGATTCTCATCAACTATGGCGGATGCAATCATAGTATCAACAATCTGTCCATTAATTTTTAAACCTAATGCTCTAATCCAACACACATCGTACATGGCATTATGAAATATTTTTATTGCTTCAGTATTAAGAACTCCTTGAAACCATTTTAAAACTTTATTACGATCCATATTACCACCACCTTCATGAGCAATTGGATAATAACCTGACCAATCTTTAACAGCTACGGCAATACCAGTGACATCTCCTCTACCAGCAATAGAGCCGGACCCCATTTTAATTAAATCAGGATCTTTTGTTTCTAAGTCAATTGCAATTTCTTTATGTTTAGATAAATCTGGAAAATCTTCTGGTGGTATCCATTCAGTTTGAGGTTTAAACAAAGGGACTTGCATCATTTAATTATTCCCCATGAATTTGGTTTTTCTTTGGGTAAATTTTCTTTTGGTTTTTCTATTTCTTTGTAATCTCTTTCAAGAATCATTTCTAAAAAATGTATAGCTTTCAAAATATCCTCCCTTTTTCCTTTCAATCTGTGACGACAGATATATTTTATAGCGCATCCTTCTGGGAAAAGCAATTCATTTTCTACAACGAATTTACTTGGTTGGATTTTAAAATTTTGATAGTGTGATCCTCCGTGTTGCTTGTCCCATACGTTACTCATATTACGTATGCCAAATAAAGTTTAATTCCAAAATAAAATGTCAGCATAGATAATAAAACAAGTTCGCTTGAAAGAGTGTGCATTATAACTTATATCCTTTATATTCTTGTTTTGGTTCTATAATATGTAAATGTTCCTTGGTCCTTGTTGCACCAACATAGAACAATCGATTCTCATCATCAGGATTTTTTTCATAAGACTTCATAGTATTTTCACTAAGGTCGGTTAATAAAACTACATTCTGTGCCTCTCCACCTTTTGCTCCATGTATTGTTGACAATTCGATTCTTGGGTCCTCCTTTAGTTTTTCTCCATTTCTTCTCATTTTTTTTAAATAATTTACATCTCGCTTAGCTGCATTGTCAAATGCTTCAAACCAAGTCAGTCTAGTTTTTAAACCATAGTCTTTTGTAAGTTTATCAATGCCATAATAAGATCCTTTAGTCATACCTTTAAGCATTTTTTTATTGAATTTTTCAGAACTAATATAAGCCGATATTTTTACTAATTGTTCTTGAGTTAATAATTGACCTTGACGTAAGTGTTCCCAGTCTACGACAGCAGAATATAATCCTTTTTCTTTAGTCTTTTTATATTTATTTTTATAGTACCAACCATTTTGATAGATATGGTTTTCTAATTCATTAAGCATGTATTTAGTTCTTGCTAATACTAACCACTCCCCTGAGGACATATCTATTTGTTCAAACTCTTCGTATCTCGATAAAGAACCCTCATGAACTTTAGGTTTCCAGGATTTGTTGATTCGGTTTTTAACTCTATTAATTATACCCATAGCTAAACCATGTACTTTAGCAGGAATCCTATGTGACTGTGTTAATGGAAGCATCTGTCCTTCTTGTGCAATAAAAGAATCTACATCTGCACCAGCCCATCTAAATATAGCCTGGTCATCATCACCAGCTATAAATGAATCAATAGTTTTATTCCAGATAGTTTTAGCCATACCCCATTGCATCAATGAAAGATCTTGCGCTTCATCTATAAATACAACATCAAATTTAGGAGACTTATCTGATTTTATAAAATCTAATATCATGTCATTAAAATCTATTAGATTATTTTCTTTCTTATATTTTTCTAATTCATTAGCAATTGTAATAACTTTATCTCTTTCTAGATCTCCATTATGTTCACCCGAATCATATAATTTTTCAGGAGTGATGTTTCTAAGTTTAGCTAGATTAATTAATCTTAAATATTCACTATCTGTAGTAAAAAAACCATTATGGTCATCCTCGTATCTAGCATAACCTATATCTTCTTTAACTCTCTTGCCAAAATCTCTGTAATGACTGTTTTGCATTACGTCTTCCTTTTTAATACCTAATCTTCTAAATGCTAAGGAGTGAAGAGTTCTAAAATAAGGAAGATCATCCTCAGTTAAATTAAATTTTTTTATTGCTTCATCTCTCGCATGATAAGCAGCTTTCTTGGTAAAAGCAAAGTACCCGACTTTATCCGGATCAGTTTGTTTTAAATAATCATCTACCTTATTTAATAAAGTAGTTGTTTTTCCCGTTCCAGGTGGTCCTAATACTATTGTTTTCATTAAAAAGGTGCTTCCTCTTTATATTTAATAGTCTTTTTAGTCTCTTGTTTCTTATCAAATTCTTTTACAGCAAAAACTCTAATCTTTTCTTTGCTAACTCTTTTATTTTCACAACTACATTTTTCTTTTAACATCTGTCCTGTTCTTGAATAACCAAGATCCCATCTTCTACGCATTAAGAATTGATGGTAGAATCTATCAAATACAAAATGGTGATAACCTTCTGAATTCCAAACACCACCCTTAGGTAAATCTAAAGGATTATCTAACTGAGTTCTGTTCAAACAATATTCTTCTAAATGATTATTTAACTGGTCGTCTGTTTTCATGCCAGCTGCTGGTTCTGTAACTTCGGCATTATTTAATAATTGATTCGTAATAAGTACCCAATCTTTTTCTTTTAATGTGGGTGGTCTAAATCTTAATTGTTTCATACAAGCCTCTTGAAATAAACTTTGTTGTCTTAAGTATTTTACATTTTCTAAGTATAATCTTTCTCCGTCTACATTTAGATAGTAGTAAGGATCCTCCAGGTCAATTACCTGAAGGTCGGTTAGCCCAGGAAACATTATATCCTGACCTATACCAAACTTTCTTCTTCGACATAAACTTTTGTCACACATACTACACATAGGTTCGTCATTACATTTATAACCCCATTCTTTTTTCTCGTGCTGTTTTTCTATTATCTGAACTTCCGAATCAGATAGGGGTGAAGACATTGCAGTTGCATTAAATAAAGTAATTTTTGATTTCCAATTGCTAGGCCATTTTTGTTTTGCATAAACACCATAATGAAACAAGGCATTGTTTCTACCACCTTCGCCAATTTTATTAGCTGCTAAGGTTTCAATACATGGAGGACCATCACTATATTCTGATTCGGGTCGTTTTATTTCTATTTCTTGTAATTGTTTTAAAGTTTGAACATTTCTTTGATACAACCCATAAAAACCATCAAGACTTGCAGCATTTCCATTTTCAAGAAAAGCATATCTTGTTGTGTTATCACCATTAAAGTAGGGTAAATTTAAAAAGTTTCCTGTATCATCTTGTGATTTTAATTCTGTTTGTTTTGGAAATACTTCAGATCCTCCATATCCCAATATAGCTTTTATTTTATTTAACTTATCTCTCATTAATTTTGCTTCAACATCTTCAGCGGTGAATAAGAATACATGTGCACCCCCACTCTTAGATCTAAAGACAACTAAAGGTAGTTTTAATGATTTTATTTTTGTAATTAATTTTTTATGATCAAATCCTGCATAAGAATCTATATCAATACATCCCCATTTACAGTTATTGTCGTCATTGATTGGAATTACACCTAGACTATCTATGCCTTGTAAATGATTCGTCCAAAGTTTATCTGTGACTGGTTCTCTTTTAACAAAGGATTGACCTTTTATCTTTTCTCCGTTCCCATTTGAAGTGCCTATTTTTGTGACACCATGGGCTCGTTCTAATCCTTTGAATATATTTTTAAATTTATCAATCATATATTATTAGCGGGCGGTCTCCACTCTCGCTTCTCCGCCCACTACCTAGGATTCTATTAGTAAGGTGTTGAATCTTTTGGCTCGTCAGATCCGTGTTTAACTTTCACTAAACCTCTACTGTTTTTTTCAGCAAAGTTTTTAGCAATCGTGTAAATACCTTTATCTGTAACTGGCCCAACTTGAGACACATCCCATCCAAACCATGTTCCTTTGTCATTTGACATGTGAACAGTCTTTAGATTATAAATGTGGCTGTATGTTGGCGGTGTGAATAAGCCATTCTTACCTTGAAGCTTAAGACCTAACATCATTGAATTCCATTGTTTACTAATCTTTAACTGAGTAGCCTTCATAGATATCAATGCGGTTGATGGACTTTT